CAAGCTGATATAGATCACTTTTCTACAGGCACAAAAAAAAGCCCCACTAGATTGCTCTAGTAGGGCTATGGTTTATACAGATATCAGCTGATATCTGTTAACAGTCTTCGAAGTCGGCGCTGATCGCGTCGATTGCTTTTACAGCTTCGAGTACTATGTCGTAGCACAATGTGCAATTGTGCTTCTTTTCGACGTTGTCATTCAGATCGATTTGAATGGAGCACTCTGTCAGTAAGCTATTAGCTTTAGCTAGTATCCCTAGATGAGGATCGTCTAGCATGACTTTAGCTTCAGCCGCTCTAGCAGTACTTGCTTCGATAGCTTTTGCTTTTTTGGCTTTCCGTGTTTCCGGGCTACCGTCTGCACCGAATGCCTCTTCTTCAGTATCAAAAAGCTCAGCCGCCATAGCTCTCACCGTGGCATCACTACCTTTACCGCTTCGAGTGTAGTGCGCTGTATGCTTCTTAATATTTTGCTTAGTAGCGGGAAGGTTAGGACAACCTTCAGCTATTAGCTGCTCTTCTATCGTATTGACTAGAATCATAGTGAGGCGATAATCGATCGCTTTATACTCTGGGTTGTCGTCCAGAATTTTACGCTGCGCTGTGCCGCCAGACATAACGCAATACGGTAACAGACGTGGTTGCGATGGGTCCGCAATCCAACCGGCATTGGACACTTGCCAAGCACTGTCTAATGCTGCACCACACTTAGCGCGGGCTTCATCAGCTTTAACTTCAGCTTTTGAATGCTTGTCCTCAGCTACTATTACAAGGCGGACGTTGTCGTATATAGACTGGACCGCTTCTGTGCCGATAGCGTCTTTCAGAGAGTCGTGCTGCTCTGGCGACACGGGCTTGGTTTTACTTTTCGCTTTTGTTTCGATGGAACTAACCTCCACAGATATCAGCTGATATCTGTTAAGTAGTTGAGCGGGCTTGGCCTCGAATGGGCTAGTTATCGCTCGACTTGGATATACAATAGCACCTATTCTAGTACGTGCAACATATAGCACCCCTACCGGCCCCCCATAGACCCGTAGCTGAGCGAAATGTTGCGGGGCTATATACATACTAATTTGCACATCCCATACTAATTTTTGGGGTACCCCTGTTTTCCTACAACGGTCCAGCTCGCACCCCACCCCCCTCTATATAGGAAGACCCCCCTATAGGAGTCCCATACCTCCCCTTTGATTTCTGTAATACTTTTGATTTTTTGATGGGGTCTATGGGTTAGTTAACCCACATGGGCAGGTTAGTTAACCCACTAATTTGATTTCTGCAACACTTAAGACACTCCCCTCTGTTGAAGTGTCTTCAAACCTTTTCAACACTTCACAACACTTCTTGCGGTATTGCGTCTGCTATGCTAATGCCGTACACAAATAGGCGGGGGGTACTATTACAGAATTCAAACAAGTGTTGCCGTATTCAAAAGTGGTGGTTACTACTTGTTAAATGGTAGCTACCATTTTTATTGCACCTGCAATTCTTAGCGTTGCACCTGCAATTCTTAGTCTTGCTCCTACTTAAATAATCCCATATACTTCGCAAAACCGGTATTTGGATACCCGCGGCATGGCAGTAGTGCAGATCGAACCCACCAAAGATCACCCCGTCCCCTACGATCTATCCGAGGATAAGCCCTCGACCCACATAAAAGAGGTGGAAATAGCTGGCAACACCGCAGAATTACAGGTGGCGCTAGGTGCATCCCTTGAAGTTACTGAAGAAACCGCAGAACGAGAGATGCAACTCATAGAAGCGGTAGCCAAGCGTAGTAAAATTTCCAACTTAACCCACCGCCCGACTGCTTTTGCAGCAGCAGCCTTCTTGCGTATGTACGGCCAGCAGTTGGCTATGGACGCAGCTGAAGCACGGGGGGCTATAACAAACAAATTGATGGAGCTTGCTAACTGCGGTGACCCACGGTACGAGCTTAAAGCATTGGAATTGCTAGGAAAACACAGCGATATAGGCATATTTACGGAGCGTAGTGAGATAACGGTTAGCTACAAGAACCCCGAAGACTTAGAGAAAGCCATTAAGGAGAGGGTGAAGAACCTGCTTAATGCTACGGTAGTAGATACAATACCGCTAAGTGAGTGCGTAGATGAGGCACTAGGGACAGCTGATGACTGAGGTGTCACCGTTTGACAACATATCCCTCAAAGATATACCTACAATACTCCCAATGTTATCGCTGCCAGAGCAGGAAAAGCTGCTTGCAGAACTAGAGCACCTGAATAAGTTAAAGAAGCAGAAGAAGGCACAGACAAAGTTTATAGATTTCGTTAAACAAATGTGGCCTGTATTTATTAGTGGGGGGCATCATGGCAAGATGGCTGAAGCATTCGAGCGAGTGGCTCGTGGGGATTGTAAGCGCCTCATTATTAATATGCCTCCTCGTCATACTAAGTCTGAGTTTGCTTCCTATCTTTTGCCTGCATGGTTTCTGGGTCAGTATCCGCACAAGAAGGTTATCCAAACGTCGCATACGGCGGAGCTTGCCGTAGGATTTGGTCGTAAGGTGCGTAACCTTGTGGACCAGGATAACTACAGGGCCATATTCCCTAACCTGCATTTGCAAAGTGACTCGAAAGCTGCAGGACGGTGGAACACCAGTAAGGGCGGGGATTACTTTGCGATTGGTGTAGGCGGAGCGGTAACTGGTAAGGGCGCGGATTTGCTCATTATTGATGACCCGCACTCGGAACAAGAGGCAGCTCTGGCGGAAACAAGTCCAGAGATATACGACAAGACTTACGAGTGGTACACGTCAGGTCCACGGCAGAGATTGCAGCCAGGTGGGGCCATCGTCATTGTAATGACGCGGTGGAGTAAGCGAGACTTGACCGCGAAGGTATTGAAAGCATCAGCCCAAAGGGGTGGGGATGAGTGGGAAGTCATTGAATTCCCTGCGATTATGCCTTCGGGCAACCCCATGTGGCCTGAGTTTTGGGGCGCAGAAGAACTGGCGGCACTGCAACAGGAACTGCCTAATAGCAAGTGGATGGCGCAGTACCAGCAGAACCCTACTTCAGAAACCTCCGCAATCGTTAAGCGTGAGTGGTGGAAGACCTGGGAAGAGGAGGAACCCCCGCCGTGTGATTATGTTTTGATGTCGTGGGATACGGCGTTTGAGAAGAACAACAGGGCTGACTATTCCGCCTGTACGACATGGGGGGTCTTCTACCATGATGACGATGCGGGGAATTCGCAGGCAAACATTATATTACTGAATGCGTTTAGGGAGCGGATGGAGTTCCCTAAGCTTAAGAAAATAGCGATAGAGCAGTATGATGAGTGGCAACCAGATTCGTTGCTTGTAGAGAAGAAAGCATCGGGGGCACCGTTGATATACGAGATGCGGGCTATAGGTATACCGGTGCAGGAGTATACGCCGACACGGGGCAATGACAAGATAACTCGGCTTAATTCGGTGTCTGATTTGTTTGCTTCTGGTATGGTGTGGGTTCCCAATAGACATTGGGCGGACGAGGTTATGGAAGAGATAGCCAGTTTCCCGGCAGGGGAGCACGATGACTACGTGGATTCTACCTCTATGGCTTTAATGCGGTTCCGTAAGGGCGGCTTCATACGCCTACCATCCGACCAAGAAGATGAGATTCAGTACTTCAAACAACACAGAGGCGGGTACTACTAATGGCAATTGAGCGCAGTTTATACGGTATGCCCCAAGGTATGGGGGAAGTTGATCTGGGAGAAGCCCTGGAGATAGAGATTGAAGCGCCTGAAATCTCAGAGATGGAGGATGGCAGTGTAGAAATCACGCTTGTCTCTGACACAGATATTAATGACATCGACAGTGCGCCATTCGATGCCAACCTTGCGGAGTACATGGAGGAAGGCCAACTCCTTGAATTATCTACAGAATTAGTGGCTGAAGTGGAAGCAGATACCCAGAGTCGTAAGGAGTGGGCAGATACCTTTGTCAAAGGTATGCAGGTACTGGGCTTCAACTACGAAAGCCGTACTGAGCCTTGGCAAGATGCTTGCGGGGTATACAGTACCGTACTAGCTGAAGCTGCCATACGTTTTCAAGCGGAAGCGATGAGTGAGACTTTCCCTGCTG